GGGTAAACAATTTGTGGCGCAACCAAAAGCCATTGCAAAGAAAACAGAAAGATTTAGATAATGGCAAAAGAACTGTCGGAACAACATAAGAAATTTTTAGAGGTACTATTCGATGAAGCTGGTGGTAGTCTCAACAAGGCGAAGGAGATGGCTGGTTTTTCTCGTGGCTATAGTACGCGCTTGCTTACCAACTATCTTAAAGAAGAGATCATTGAGGCTACCCAGCTTTTCATCGCAATGAATGCGCCTAAGGCTGCTATGGCTATGGTGGGTGGTATTGATGACCCTACAGAACTTGGCCTCAAAGAAAAAATGAATGCTGCTAAAGATCTGTTGGACAGAGCAGGACTAGGCAAGACTGACAAGATTCAAGTTGAAGCAACTAACGGTGTGATGATCTTGCCAGCCAAGGACAAAGAGGAAGATTGATGAAGGAACTGGGTTTAGGTAAATGGATATTGCCCCAGCCCCCTGACAAGAAAGAATATGTAAGGATACCTAAGATGGGTAGAACCATACCCTTCGGATACAAGGATGATGAAGAAGAAGGATGGCTAGCACCAATACCAATTGAACTAGAATTTCTTGAGAAGGCTAAGATTTTTCTTAAACAGTATTCCATGAGGCAAGTAGCAGCATGGCTTTCCACTCAGACAGGTAGACAAATAAGCCATGTAGGCTTAGCTAAACGAATTAAACATGAGCAATCCCACAAGAGAAAGGCTTCAACTTACCGCAAGCTTACCAAGCGGTACGAAGAAGCCCTTAGGAAGGCCGAAGAATACGAAGAAAGAACAGGAACAGCCCAAGATAATGGTTACTTCCACACAGGAAGATACAGAGATACCAAAGAATCTTTCTCCCGCAGCACCATTGAGTGAGATAGAAGCTCAGAATATCATCTTCAAGCCCAACGTTGGGCCACAAACTTTCTTCTTAGCCGCTGGCGAGAGGGAAGTTTTGTATGGTGGGGCTGCTGGTGGAGGTAAAAGCTACGCTATGTTGGCTGACCCGTTGCGTTATATGGGTCATCCACAGTTTTCTGGGCTGCTTTTGCGTCATACGACAGAGGAATTGCGTGAGTTGGTGTGGAAAAGCCAAGAGATATATCCCAAGATCTACCCCGGCATCAAGTGGAGTGAGCGAAAGATGCAGTGGCAAGCTCCAAGTGGGGCTAGATTGTGGATGTCCTACCTAGATAGGGACGAGGATGTGCTGCGTTATCAGGGTTTGGCCTTTAGTTGGATTGGTTTTGATGAGTTGACACAGTGGCATACGCCGTTTGCGTGGAACTATATGCGCTCTCGCTTGCGTACACCAGCATCTGACCTATCAATCTACATGAGAGCCACTACTAACCCCGGTGGCCCCGGTCATGCTTGGGTTAAAAAAATGTTTATTGACCCAGCACCGGCTGGAAAAGCCTTCTGGGCTACGGATATTGAGACAAGTCAAACTTTGTTGTACCCAAAAGGACACAGCAAAGAGGGGCAACCCCTGTTTAAGCGCAGGTTTATCCCCGCCATGCTGTCAGACAACCCATATCTGGCAGAAACTGGTGATTATGAGACGATGCTTCTGTCTTTGCCAGAGCATCAGCGCAAACAATTGTTAGAAGGTAACTGGGACGTAGCAGAAGGTGCAGCTTTCCCTGAGTTTAACAGGCAGATACACGTTGTTCCTTCGTTTGACATCCCCAGCAACTGGACTAAGTTCAGATCTGCGGACTATGGCTACGGAAGCTACAGCGCTGTGGTGTGGTTTGCTGTGTCTCCCAGCGATCAACTAGTTATTTACAGAGAACTGTACGTTTCTAAGGTGCTCGCTAAGGACTTGGCTAAGATGGTGCTACAGGCAGAGGTTAATGATGGGCCTATACGCTATGGTGTACTGGATAGTAGCTGCTGGGCTAGGCGTGGTGACACTGGCCCCTCGCTGGCTGAGCAGATGATACAAGAAGGATGCCGATGGAGGCCAGCAGATCGTAGCGCTGGTAGCCGCATCGCTGGAAAGCAGCAACTTCACAAGCGTTTGCAGGTGGATACGTTTACAGATGAGCCTCGTATGGTTATAACTAGTAACTGTACGAACATAATTGCACAGCTTCCAATCATTCCTCTGGATAAAAAGAATCCTGAGGATATTGATACAAAGGCTGAGGATCATTTGTATGATGCAATTAGATATGGGATAATGAGTAGGCCCCGGAGTAGTCTTTTTGACTATAACCCTCTGACAACTTCGCATACAGGTATGCGTATGGCAGATAAAACTTTTGGATATTGATATGGAACAGAAACCGCTAGATAGTAAAGAGCTTGCTCTGGATGATGCTAAGAACATTGACGATGAGTCTGATGAGGGTTCTGGTCTTATTGACTTTATTGAACAGCGCTACCAAAAGTCAGAGGTATATCGCAGAACAGATGAGAACCGCTGGCTAAGAGCTTACAGAAACTATCGGGGAATTTATAGTCCTGATGTTCAATTTACAGAGACTGAGAAGTCTCGTGTATTTATCAAGGTTACTAAGACTAAAGTGCTTGCTGCCTACGGGCAAGTCATTGATGTCTTGTTCACTGGTAACAAATTCCCCCTTAGTGTTGACCCAACAGTATTACCTGATGGCGTAGCTGACTCTGTTCACTTTGATCCTAAAGATACTTCTAAGCCTACAGAAATTCCTTACGGCTCTGAGGCTTCTGCTAAGATTCCAAAAGGTTTCACTCTAGATCATATTGAAGACATGCTTGGTGGCATGAAGGATGATCTTCAAGATATTAAAGGATTGAAGATGGGGCCGGGAGCTACTCCCACCTCAGCCACTTTTGAACCTGCAATGATTGCAGCTAAAAAAATGGAGAAGAAGATTCATGATCAGTTGGACGAGAGTGGTGCTAGTAAGCATCTGCGTTCTACAGCTTTTGAAATGTCCTTGTTTGGTACGGGTGTTATGAAAGGCCCGTTTGCAACCAACAAAGAATATCCAAAGTGGAACGATGATGGCACGTACAGCCCTCTTATCAAAACTGTACCAGAAGCTTCACACGTTTCCCTCTGGGACTTCTACTGGGATCCTGATGCTAATAATACAGAGGAATGTCAGTTCGTAGTTGAGCGCCATAAGCTTAGCCGTTCACAACTACGTAAGCTGAAGTCTCGTCCTTACTTCCGCAAGAATGTAATTGATCAGCTTATCCGTCAAGGTGAAGGCTATGTCAAGAAATATTGGGAAGATGATCTTAAAGACTACGCTAACAACTCAGCAATTGATCGCTTTGAAGTGTTGGAGTATTGGGGCAATGTTGACATTAGCTTGCTCAAAGAAGAAGGCATTGAGATTCCTCCTGAGTTTGAAGATGCTGGTGAATTGCAAGCCAATATCTGGTGGTGCAATGACAAGATCTTGCGCTGTGTTCTGAATCCATTTAAACCAGCTAAGATTCCTTACTATGCTGTTCCCTATGAACTCAATCCCTATTCCCTTGCTGGCGTAGGTATTGGCGAGAACATGGATGATACACAGACGCTGATGAATGGCTTCATGCGTATGGCTGTTGACAACGCTGTACTGTCTGGCAACTTGGTGTTTGAGATTGACGAAACCAATCTAGTCCCCGGACAAGACTTGTCAGTGTACCCCGGCAAAGTGTTCCGCAGACAAGGTGGCGCACCGGGTCAGTCTTTGTTTGGGACTAAGTTTCCTAACGTGTCTCAAGAGAACATGCAGCTATTTGACAAGGCTCGTCAGCTTGCTGATGAATCCACTGGCTTGTCTTCCTTCTCGCACGGACAGACAGGTGTCTCTGGTGTAGGACGCACTGCCTCTGGTATCAGCATGTTGATGAACGCTGCTGCTGGTTCCATCAAGACTGTCATTAAGAATGTTGATGACTATCTGCTTGGGCCAATGGGCAAAGCATTCTACAGTTTCAATATGCAGTTTGATTTTGATCCTACCATCAAGGGTGATCTTGAGGTGAGTGCAAGAGGAACTGAAAGCTTGATGGCTAATGAAGTTAGAAGCCAGCGTCTGATGCAGTTCTTGCAGGTTGCTAGCCAGCCATCACTTATGCCCTTTGCTAAGTTCCCCTACATCATTCGTGAGATTGCTAAGGCAATGGATTTAGATCCTGATAAGGTTACTAACAACATGGACGAGGCTATGCGTCAAGCAACTCTCCTACAACAGAATGCACCCCCTGCACCTGCTGCGCCACCTGCTGGCGTCCCTGAGCAGGGCGTTGCTGGCCCACCGGGAGTACAGGATATGACAGGTGGTGGTGGTGGAAATATCGGAGTGGGTGCTGCACCTGCACCGGGTGAACAAGGATTTGCTGGCAATGCACAACAAGCTGTACCTCCCCAAGCTTAAAGGCTTAGTAGGCTCCACCCTTCAATGGGGAGCTTTTGTTGATATGCTTGATTACAACATTGAGCAGCACCAGCGCAAATTGGAACAAGCCACTGAGCTGGCTGATATGTTTAAAGCGCAGGGCGCTATTGCTGCTTTACGTCAGCTTAAATATCTTAAGGATGAAATAGATGTACAACAATGACATGCAAGCCTTGATGGCAAGAGGGGGTATGAAAGATCAGGGAGGAACTAAAGATCCTGTATCTGGCAATGATGTTCCTCCGGGTGCTCTTCAGTCTGAGGTGAGGGATGACATAGATTCTAAGGTCAGCGAAGGTGAGTTTATTTTTTCTGCTGACGTTGTTCGCTACATTGGTCTTAACAATCTGATGAAGCTTCGTGATGAAGCTAAGGCTGGCCTTGCCAAGATGGAGAGCATTGGTCAGATGGGTAATGCCTCTGAAGTTCCTGATGCTGAAGCCTTGCATGAGGATGACTTTGATAGCACCCTTGATGAAGTTATGACTGAGGTGGAAAAAGAACACGCTCAAGCTCATGCCACTGGAGGAATGATTGGTCACTATGCTACTGGTGGATATGTAGATCCAGTTAATGAAGCTAAATATGCTAGAGCCCCATTAAAGGGCTTTGAAATGGTTAGATTTGAAAAGCCTGATGGAACGGCAATATATATTCCATATATAAGTGGAATGCCACAGCTAGAAGTTCCTGAGGGGTACACGATGAAAACTGGTGTTGCTTCTTCTACACCGGCAGCTACTACAGACACAACCGGCACAGGTGTTACAGGTAATGTAAAAACTGGTGGCGGCCCCGGCCCTTCTGGTGGTGGCGGTGCAACAGGTGGAGTAGATACAGGAAAGACTACTACCACTACTTCTTCAGATACTACTGGTGCTAAATCTCTTATAGGCAACCTTGGTTTTTCTGGAATTTCTGTTGATCCTAATACAGGGCTGGCATCAGCAAAAGAATCTTCTGTTGTGAATGGTTTATTTGGGGCCATTGTTGGCACTGTTCTTGGAGTAGGCCCTGTGATTGGATATAAAGCTGAACAAGCTTTAGAGGGTAAGCTGAGTGAGTCCGAAGCAAAAGACTACAACGCAAAGTTTGCTGATACTGCCCCGATCAATGGAATGTTTGGGCCTCTATCAACTACTGCCACTGAAGGTGCAGAAGGCACGGGAGGTAAGGCAGCGCTTGCTGGAGCCGCCGCTGCTTCTGCGGCAGCAAATGCTGGATACTCCGCTGCTGCTCAAGCTGCTGCTGGGCAAGCTGCTGCTAATGCAGCCTTAGCAGGGGCTACACAAGCTGCTGCAATTTCCGCTGGTATGGAAGCAGCCAAACAACAGGATGCTAGTACATCTTCTCAAGCAGTAGCTGCCACAAGGAGTCTTGATACAGGAACTACAAAAACTGGTGGTAGTGGCTCACTATCTAGCGCTGATGGTAAGACAGGATCTGTCACTGTTGGCGCTATTAGCACTGTTAGTGGTAGAGATAGTGGGACTGCCTCAAGCGGTGGAACTGGTGGAAGTGGTAGTAGTGGTAGCCCCGGCCCCGGAAGTACTGGCACGGGCTCAGGCGTAGGCTCAGGAGGTGTTGGGCCAACATGCTTTGTTAAAGGTTCATTAGTAACCCTTGCTGATGGCAGCAAAATTGCAATTGAAGATGTTGCTATAGGAGACTTTGTATTAGGACAGAGTGGGCCTAATGAAGTTATGGCACATGATCGTCCACAACTAATTATTCCAGATGTACGTGAAGGAACCCTCTATGGCTTTAACGGATCTAAAAAATTCATTACTTCAGAACATCCAGTGATGACTAAGGCTGGATGGAAAGCTATTGACCAAGAGAAGGCTAAAAAGTTTGAGCCCCACCTAAGCAATATTTTAGTTGGTAATCTTGAGGTTGGTGATGAGATCCTAATGCAGAACGGAGAAACTCTATCAGTTACTAGTATTGATAAATACACTGATCAGGATCAACAACAACTTTATAACTTAATGCTTGATGGTGATCACACATACTATGTGAATGAACTGCTTGTTCATAATAAAGAGTATGCCAAAGGCGGCTTAGTATCCAAACCCCATAATAAATCTAGAAATAAAAAAGCTGGACTTGCTTCTCGCTGATATATAATATCTACTCCAGTGGTGGGCTGGAAGATAGTAAATAATTACCCACCATTATTGGCTAACCTGACTCCCCAACTTCGTTGGCTACAGCACAGCCCCAACTTTAAAGGTATATATGACAGATATGGTTATGGAAAAGCAAGAGCAAAAAGTTTCTTTTGGGACACGCAATGCGAATGATGAACGAATTAAGGCAGAAGAGCAAGAGCTTGCAGAATTGCAAAAAGGAAATACTGAGGGTAAGCCAGAAGATAATAGCGAAGAACCCACCAACGCTGAAGAGCGTAGCTTTAAAAAGCGTTACGGCGACTTGCGTAGACATACACAGCAACTTGAAGGTCAATTCAAAAAGCAAATTGAAGATCTCCAGCGCCAACTTCAGCAGTCAACTACCAAACAAATTGAGCTTCCTAAGAGTGAAGAAGAGTTGGCTGAGTGGGCTGCAACTTATCCTGATGTCGCTAGGATTGTTGAGACAATTGCAATTAAAAAAGCTAAGGAACAAACCCAAGCTCTCGATGAGAGATTCAAAGAGCTGGACGAACGTGAGAAGTTGAGTGCCAGAGAACGGGCTGAGGTGGAATTGCTCCAAGCTCATCCTGACTTTGATACCATCCGCAATAGTGATGATTTCCATGAGTGGGCTGAAGAGCAGCCTAAGTGGGTACAGAGCGCCTTGTATGAGAATGATACCGATGCTCGTGCAGCCTCTCGTGCAATTGACTTATACAAAGCCGATAAAAAAATTAGTAAGCCTAAATCCTCTATTAATAAGGGTGCGGCTGAAAGTGTGAATACAAAATCTAGTCGGTCTAGCCCGACAGATAATGAAGATTCTGGGACTTTTTATGAATCAGTTGTAGATAAAATGTCTTCGCATGAGTATGAGGCTAACCAAGAAGCCATTGCGAAAGCCATTCGATCTGGTAAATTTATTTATGATAAGAGTGGAAAAGCCCGATAAAGCTTGACACGACCCCCTTTTTAGTGCTATAACTTTGGCATGGCTGGATTTATCTAGCCTTGTCAAACTAGGTTTCAACGCTATTTATAGCCCAAACCAAATAGTACGACACGTAACGCAAACAAAGACACTGTCAGAACTACCTGTAGTTTATTGGCCTATATACCAAGGGAGGCATCCCAGCAGTATATACACCCATTCAAACCAGCCTCTGTGGTAATGTAAGCGTATTTAATTATATGCCCAATATCTATAGGAGGATACATCATGGCATTTCCAAAGGCAACTGGATATAATAACCTACCCAATGGCAATTTTAGCCCGGTTATTTATTCCAAGCAAGTACAACTTGCATTCCGTAAAGCATCGACTGTCGAGGCTGTCACTAATAATGACTACTTCGGTGAGATCGCCAACATGGGCGACAGCGTTAAAATCATCAAAGAACCCGAAGTGTCGGTGCAGAGCTATGCTCGTGGCACACAGATCACTGCTCAGGATCTGAATGACGAGGACTTCACACTTGTTGTTGATCAAGCGAACTACTACGCTTTCAAGATTGACGACATTGAAGCTGCTCACTCGCATGTCAACTTCATGACGATGGCTTCTGATCGTGCAGCTTATCGCTTGCGTGACCAGTATGACCAAGACGTTCTCGGCTATCTGTCGGGCTATGCACAAACCGCTAAGCATACTAAACCCAGCACCGCACGTACCACTTATCCCGGTACTAAGGCTCTGACTGAGGCTGGTTCTGACGAATTGCTGACTACCATGAAGCTGAAGAAGGGTGACTTCTCTAGCATCACTACGGCTTCGGCTGGTGATCATTCGATTCCGTTGGCCCTGCGTCTGCCCGGTGCAACCACTGTCCCCACTGCAACCGTTACCCCTCTGCAAGTAATTGCACGTATGGGTCGTTTGCTGGATCAACAGTTTGTTGACACCAACGGTCGCTGGTTGGTTGTTGACCCCATCTTCATCGAAATGTTGAAGGATGAGGACAGCCGTTTGCTGAACAGCCTCTTCGGTGGTGCTGGTCTGCAAAATGGTTTGGTCATCGATAACCTACACGGTTTCAAAGTGTATGTGTCTAACAACCTGCCCAGCGTTGGTACAGGCCCAAGCACTGCTGGTTCTAGCAATCAAAACTCCAACTTTGGCGTTATCGTTGCTGGTCATCAAGCTGCTGTGGCTACCGCCCAACAAATCACGAAGACTGAAACCTATCGTGATACGGACAGCTTTGCTGATATCGTTCGTGGTATGCATCTCTATGGTCGCAAAATCTTGCGTCCTGAGGCAATCACCACTGCTAAGTACAATGTCGCTTAAGGAGAAACTAAATGGCAACTATTACTACTCTCTCTAACGCTGCTGGTGCTGGTGTACATCCTGCTCGTTCGATTCGCAACATGCCTTATGTTGTTGAGAACACCATCAACTTCGCTACCGCCACTACCGCTAAGGGTTCTGCTCTAGCAGCGGCTGACGTTATCGAAGCTCTCCAGATTCCCGCACAATCCGTTGTGCTGGCTGCTGGTTACGAGGTGTTGTCGGCAATCACTGGTGATGTGACGATGAGTGTCGGCGTTACTGGCGTTTTGGCTACGGCCTACGTCAATGCTGCTACATTGGCTGCGGCTACTTCTGTAGGTACTTTTGGTACTTCCTCTAGTACTGCATATCCAATCGTGTCGCAATCTGCTGATACTATTGACCTGCTGATCTCGGCTTCTACCACCGCTCTGTCGGCTGGTAGCGTCCGTGTATTTGCTGTTCTCTGCGATATGCAAGACCGTGTTGGCCCTGCTTCGGTAGACCGTGAACAGTTGGCTTAATCGCTAACATACTGGGGGCGCTGGGGATTCTCGGCGCTCCCTTTTATTCTTTATAAATATGTCTACATACATTACCTTAACAAATGGATTGCTGCGTAGAATGGGTGAGGTCGTTATGGACGTTACCGAATTCGACAACGCTAGGAACGTACAAGCCCTAGCTAAGCAAGCTATCAATTCATCTGTTAGGGAATTGTTGCACACTGCCGAAGAGTGGCCTTTTACTCTAACTACCGGCACACAAGTCTTGACCGTTGGTCAAGGTATGTATGACTTTCCTACTCTTCAATCCAGCGTTGATTGGCAGTCCTTCTATCTGAAGTACAACACCACATACAACAACCAGCCTAAGAAGCTCTATCCCCTTTCCTATTCAGACTACATTGAAGTATGGCGACCTGTTGAAGATACAGGTGGCACTG